TTCACGGAACACGCATTGCGCGTGAGCATGATAAAGCGCACCGAGCAGGCGCATTTCGGGTTCAGTGAGTGATTTGTTATTTTCCCAATACTTGTGCATGAATAATTTCCCTTCGTTGCTCGATATGCAGCGAGTGCATCTTGACCAAATGTTGATCCGGTAAATGTTCTTCGGGGCAAACCCAATTCCACAACTTCCGCATCCCCTTCATTGTAGCAAGCTCTGCAAAGTCTATCACCTTCGGCTCCACGAATTGCATGAACTCCCGCGCCTTCTGATTGAGTTGTTCATACCCTTCCTCCATCATATCCTCTGTCACTTGCGCAACCTTCGCCAATGACTTCAACGACTGTGCCGGAGAACGGCGAATGTAGATGTAGTTGGCATCAGGCATTCGATGAACCAACTCCTGCCACACCATCAGCGACCCTGGACACGCTGCCCCGCTATACTTGTAAGGCTGGCCGAGGATGGATTGAACCACAACATCCGTGCGCCTGTCCTTACGAAGAATCTCATGCTGACAAAACACGTTGCCGATTGTCAGGAAGCAGGAAGTCCACGCTGTCATCGAGCGAGGCATGGCGAGAATGATAAAGGGCTTCTTCATGACCAGCGTTTGTAGTTTCCGGCGAGTGACGGGTTGTTGAAGTTGCTGCGAATCTTTACCTGCTTCTCATTGCTCGCGCTGTCGGCATCGCGCATCTGCGATTTCAGCGATTCCAGCGCAAGGTTCATATGCTTTACGTTCGTCTCGTCATCCCGCCTTCGCCATGCCGCAATCGCTGAACACGCCCACCCGATTGCCACTGGATGATTGAACGGAAGAATCTGATCCACGGAATCAATCTTCACAAATCTCGTTTTGCCGAGGATGCGAACAAGGTTGCAGCCCCACCACATTTGCGGAAGCTGCTTTCTGCGGAACAACCCTTCCTCTGTGTCCGGTAGATACGAACAGAAGTTGAACCGTTGCCCGTTGTCGTAGTGCAGTTGAAGCAAAACCGATCCAGTAGTTTTCGGCTTCTTAAAAAAGGTTACGTCAAATGCAACGGAATCCATCACCACGGGAAGCGCATCGCGCAACAGCGTCAACGTCTGACGCACAGGAACCCCGTGTTCGTTCGTGATTTCGATTATAACCTCTTTCCCTGCATCGGCATCTTCCGTCGCTACCAGCGCAATCCTGATGCCCTGTGTCTTGGGTAGATATTTCGGGATATAGAAGTCACCGAGATCGCGGCACTCGTATGGGGCGCCCCCGCCGTAGCTGCCGCCTGTCGCAACCTTGCCGATGAAGAACTCGCTGCGCTGTCGCAATGGCAAGCCGTTGATGCCGATTTGACGGGCTTCACGGCAATCCTGCGGAAGCGCAAAGCAACCGCTCTCCACTGGAACATACCACTCGAAAAGTGTTCCCTCTGAATCAATGCGCGTATGCAGTTCAAAGCAGGCTTTGTTCAGAAACGATAGAACGATTTCAATCCCTTCCGGTGTCGTCGGGCATACGCCGCTGTCGAGCACCATTGGCGCGATGTCCTCTATGATGTCACGGACTATGGTGCGTTGAGTTTTCACTGTGTCAGAGATTGGATAAAGTATGCGAAGGCGAAGTTTTTACCTGTTGGAATATCCTCTATTCCGAGCCTGCAAGATGTCGTGGTTCTCGTTCCAGTAATGACACGGAATGTTGGCTTGGAAGCTCCAAGATTTCCCGTGTCTCCGTAGAATGTTCCGATCACCATGTAGTTCGTGTCGGGCATTGGTGTTGTCCATGAGATTGTAAGCTCATTGAATGTTCCCGTAGCCAACGGAATAGGTTCACCGCTGCTGCGAAGCGACGGCTGCGCTGCCAACGCCTGCTGTGCGGTAGCAAGGGCAATCGCGGATTGCTCAAGTGCCGTTTGCGCGGCGTTGTTTTGTGAACCCGTGTCAATCTCGTTGGTAGTCGAGTTGACGTTGAAAAACTGCGCCATCACCCTGCCTAGTTCATTCAGATCGCCGGGGATACAAGAAAGATCAGGTGGCGCATCCGTCCATCCAAGAGTCGCTACAATCTGTGTGTTGGTGGGCATATATTCTTTATACGTTGATTTTTAATGAATGTCTAGCTTCCGTAATAAGGTTCTACTTCCGGCCACGTAGGATTTCCGAAAAAGCTGCACCCGATTTGTAGTTGAATCCTCGCGCTGCCTGCTCCCGCATCCGTGTAAATGTTGGTTGCGGTGTCGTAGGTTCCATCGGGATAATCGTATGGCTGGTTGATCACTAAAGTTCCGGTTTCGTCCACTATCCCGCCGACTATCAGCGCATCTGTCAGCACGTTAATTAGGCGTATCGGTTGCAGCGCGTATTCAAGATATCCCCCTGCTGCAAAGAACCCGCTGTAATCCACCACATCACCAGAAACAACGTAGGTGTCGGATAATACTGCGGTGTCGCATTGCGGGCATTGCAGCCCTGCATTTGCGTTCTGCTGTGCTGTCGCCTGCGCTATATTGTCGGCTTCCTGCTGACTGTTGACCGAGCTTCCTTGTCCTTGTGATATAAAACAGATCGTCGGGAAGTCGGGGCAGCAAACGCGAACTGTCCTTGTGGCAATCCAGCCGTAAATCGGGTTGCCGTTTGCATCAGTTCCGATCCGAACTTTTCCGGCTGGCGCTTCTTCTGGCGGATATGGAATCTCATTATTCTCGCCAACAGGAGCAATCGAGTAGGAGTAATCGTTAATGTTCGGACAGCAATCAATCGGGGCGCAGTTGTTGCCCATGCACTCCGAAATCTGCCCATCAGGGCGAACCTCGAAACGGATGTTCATGCGATCCACCGTGAAGCTGCCGATTGCATTCACCTTCACCTGACAATGGTGAAAGTTGTTCGCTGGCTGAATTGATCCCGGAACACATTTTTTGGAAGGAACCTGTTGTAAATACTTCCGCGCCCATTGCGGTGCAGCAGTCATCGGACGTTCTGGATTTTCCTCGCAGGTTTCTCTTGTAGGGCAATCGCAACCGGGACTTCCCTGATCCACGAAAACCCAGCAAGGCGAACCATCGGGCCGATACTCTACGGTGAAGCTGGATGCACCGCGAATAGCCGACATCTCAATCACGCCGCCGTTGATAATCTTTGGCGCAAATGCGTTAGTGATTGCCTCCACATTTCCATACATCGAAGTCGTGTAGCTGCTCTCGATCTTCTTTCGTTGCCCTTCAAATAAATCGTCACCATCCGAAAGCGTGAACTCGTAGAGCCGATTCTTTCCGTCACGATCATACGAAAACGCAAAGCAACGGTTGGCGTTGCCGATGTATCCCTGCGCAAATGCCCAGGGTCTTACGCCGCTCCACATCCCGTGCCATGCCGGAGTGCCGTTTCTGCCAGCGGTGCTCATTGCTTCCGCATCAAACACCACCATGCCGCGACAGTATCGGTGCTTGCCGAATGCTGGATTGTTAGGTGAAGCAATCAGCGGCGACGTTCCGCACAGCACCATGTTCTGCCAACTCACCATCGGCACGAACTCAAGGTAATCCTTTCTGTCGGGTTCCAGCCAGTAATTGACCTCGTTGGATACTGGCGTTTGATTCCATCGCTGCGAATACTCAATGCGCGAGTTACGGTAGCTCGCAATGCCCGCCTGAGAGCGATAGAACATATCGCCGTTCAGCCCTGCAAATCCGTGAGACGACGAAAGCCCTGTGCCGATAAGCGCAACCCGCTGCACCGATGTATTGATCCACTGATCCCGTGGTTGCGATAAATCGAGTGACGTAAATCCGTTGGTGCAACCGATAACTAATTCATTCTGCCCTGTGCCCGTATCGAGAAACGGCATTGCATACATCCCCATGATGTTACCTACAAATACAGGAGTGCCAAAGCTGCCGCCTTCCGCCCAATACGTTTGCTCGGTGAAGCTGAGAATGTCGTCGGGTCGGGTAAGAGTTGCGCCGTATGCGATGTCGCCAACGTAGATGCTGTTCTTGCCGTCTGAACTGGCAACCACGAACCTGCCGTGGATGAATGACATGACGCTGCCAATCGGCATCTCGTTCTTGGCGAGATCAGATCGCCTTGGTGCATTTGTCCCATCCCAAAACAGCGGAGGATGAATCCCATCTTGAATGACGAGCCATTGAAATCCCTGCGCAAACCAAGTGTGCATGAACTGCCGGGAGTTGCCGTCAAACAACTTCGTCACTACTCCGCGCCTGCCGTTCACTTCAATCGTGTAAATCCTGCCGCCGACACTCGCGATCAGCTTGCTTGTCAGGTATGACGGATAGCCGTTGTAGAATGTTGCGCCCTGCCCGTTCGCGCCTTGAAACCATACCCGTTCATCATCGTTTTCAAACTCTAGCTCGATGTTCTGAATGGATGGACGAGCGCGGTTGTAGTCCTCGCGGAAGAAGCGGTTGATAGCCTGATGCGCAAAGTTTGCAGGAACGGAATCCGGCGATCCGCCGAATACTCCCTTTAGCTGCTGATGCCCGTCATAGTGATATGTCGCGGGCATCGGTTCACGCCCCTAGTCGGGTGAAGTTGCAGCGGACAGCGAAGATGAACGTATTCGCTGGATTCGCTGGCATGGCGAGAATCTGAATTACATCACCCGCAACAAGTCTCCGCATTTCCTGCCCCCACTGTGGATTGAAATTATGAGTTACGTTTTGCAAGTTTGTAGCAATGGTTGAATTATTCCCGTTGTTTACAACAACTCCGTTGATGCTTAACTGAACCCCGAAATTAGCGGTTGTTTGACCATTTCTTATGGTAAGCGCACCGAAATCAATGACATAGGTTCCAGCCGTAAGGACAGTCAGTGTTTGTGTATTTGTGGCGGTAATTAAAACGCCCGCGCCCACAACGCCATTCGGCCAAGCGGAATCGAATAACAGGTTTCCAATCGTGCAGGGTTGCCCCGCTGTAATGTTTAGGTTGGGAGTCGCGATCCCCGGAGACGTAGGATTCTCAAAGAACATCGCGCATTGACTGCCCGTAACCGAAACTGTGCCTTTGATGATCTCGTTAGCAGCATTCAGCCCAAGCACATTTGTCAGCGTTCCAGTGGCAAACCCCGTTGCCGTTGCTGTCCCCGTAATCTGCAAGTCCGCAATCTGTGCATTCGTGACAACCGTAAGGTCGTTCACTACCAGCGGATCGGGAACCGTAGCTGTCGGCAGCACTTCAAACGTGATCTGCCCTGCTGCATTGGTGCGCGGATACAGATTTGCAACCGCTGGCCCCGTCAACGTCCGCATGATGTTGTCGCTGCCCTGCACAATGAACTGCCCGAAAGTCTGACTCTGGACAGCGGTAACATTGGAAAGCGGAACCACTGGCTCCGTGGTGAAGCTAATCAGCCAGCCGCCGCTGCCTGTTTCGCGGGCGACGAGATAGCCGCCGTCGCCGGGAAGCAAGCGACGTTCGCAGAACTGGCTATCGAGTCCTAGAACGTGTCGCAGGGATGTGGCGGAACCGGGATCGGTGCAAGTGCCCTGATATACCGTGTTGGCCGGAGAACAGGGAGAGCAGGAGCAGGGATTAGAAGTGCAGGAGCAGGACATAGGTTACGTGGCTGGTAGTTTAACCGCTTTCAAATCTTCAATGAGTGTGCCGACAATCTGCGCAAGCTCTTGGAGATTGACGGTTGCCGTGTCGCAGGTTCGCAGGGTTGCAGGAGTTCCAAATGTCGTGTAGCCCGTTTGCGTGTTGCTGGTGCTGATGAAAGTGTTGATGAGCTTGCTGCTTGGATTTCCGGCCACACCGCCCGTTATGATAACGCTTGCCGCAGGGATGGATACTGCGCCGATTTTTACAAGCGAAGTGGCTCCGAAATCAATGAATGCGGTGTTCTCAAATGTTAGTGAAGATGTGGCTTTCACCAATCCGGCTGTGGCATTCACCCCATCTCCGAGCTTGAAGCTGCCGACTGCTCCATTGACCCATAGCTCAGAATCCACCATATTGATTCCGCCCACCCCCGCTGAATACAGGTTGAATTGACCCGTGTTTTGCCCGTATCCGCACATTACCTGTTGCCATTCTCCGGCGAGCGTTCCATAGGCGACTATCGTTTGAGTAATGTCTATCTGATACCCGTATTGCCCCTCAAAGTCTGGAACAGCCGCCGCGACTGCTACTGCATCAGCGAATGTCCGTGTGGACTGTTGAGCGGCCAGCACGTAGGTGAGATTTGCGGGAGTAATCGCAAGGCTGGTTGATGCCCCCGCTAACGCCTCTGCGTCTGTGGCAATCTCTATCAGTCCAGAGAAGGTAGTTGTCGCACCGATTGCGGCAAGATTACTTGGCGTGAGAATCTTGTTGTTGAGAGCTTTGCCGATCGCCTCTGCATCCGTTGCTGTTTCAAGCACCCCGCGCTGTGTTGTCGTGGCATCGGGTAGATCGTCAATAATCTGCTGGATGTTGAACGTGAGCAGGATTGTGTTGTTGCCCGCATCGAGCGTGACGAGAAGGGAGTTGTTGCCGCTGGTGATTCCGCGAAAGTCAAACTCGTTGCCGTTCTGCGAATCATATACGCCGATCCCGGTGAGGTTGATATTGGCGCAGGTGTATGCTTCAACGGGGTTGTCGGGCAATACGACTGTGTATTGGCAGTTGCAGCCTTGTGTTGATCCGCAGGTGTTACAGCATGACATGAGCGTGTTTTAGTTGGTTTTTAGAATAAAGCAATCACGGAATATCAATGGACATAAGATTCATACTAGACGGATAAAAGCCTTGGCATCAGATCGCGGGCGATACTTTCTCCAAACTCCATCTCCGATTTCTGAATCGCGCTCTCCCTTTCCGTTCGTGTTTCCGTCCACGCTCTCAATCTCTCCGCGCTCGCTATCAGCCGTCACAAGTCCAATATGTGAGAAGTCAAAAACCACAATGTCTCCACGGCGGCACGGCTCATTTTCACCGAGCACTTTCAATCCCTCGTCTTTTGCCCATCGAATAAAGTCGAACGCGCCAGTTGTTCGGGGTCGGTGAAACTTTACGATCTGTTGAACGCTTGGCGATTTTAGCCATTCGCAGATAATCCAGCAGATGAACGCCGCACACCAAGGCCAAACGCCAGGCTCAGTCCAAGTCGCGGCCTGATATTCTATCACCCTTGGCCCGCGATTGTTTCCGCCTATCTCGCGCACGCCGATTTCCGCCTCTGCAATCCTCGCCAGAGCATCCCGTGCTTGTTCTGGCGTAAGAATCGCCAAACGTATTTCATCACTTGGCATATCCTTTTAATGATTTTCTAATTTCATTTCCATCTACGTCGAGCAGCACCCGCTTGCCGTC